CAGAGATGACCCTATAGGCAAGGGTGTTCGCCGATTCAAGTCGCTTCATGATCAGAACGGCGCAGAGTCGTCCAAGTCGTCAAAGCCTGACGACGGGCGAGGCGCTGGTGCAGGCGGGCGGCTGGCCTGACGCGGCGCGGGCGCCGATGTCTGCTGCTCCTTTCGCTTGACCGACACACTGAAGAACTTTCCGTTCTTGCCGTCTTTCAACCAAGCGTCAAAGAAGTACTCAACGCCCTCCACGTTCAGCGAACCCGTATACCCAGGCTGGCTGTCTTTGGTCTTGCGCTCATTCTTGAACAAGGCGCCCCTGTTTGTGTTGTCAAACTGCTGTGTCATTTTTCTTCCTTGTTGTGCTGAGATGGCTGGGAGAGAGCGGCGTCGTAAAGCTCGGCAAAACTCATGACATCGAACAGCGCGAGAATCTCGGCATCGAACTTCTCCCGGAAGTCGGGGATGCCGGCCCCGACAGCGGTGCGAATCATCGCGCGCAGGGCTTCCACCTTATGAAGAAGCGCACGGTGCTGCTGGAGATAGCGGGCGGCCATCTTCACGCGGCCGATGATGACGTGCTCGCCCTCGATGTCGGGCCACGGGGAGGCGAAGCTGGCAGTCACACGGCGAAGCTCGTCGATCTGCGCCTCGCTCAGGCTCGGCACCTGTGCTGCGCCCGCCGGGGCTTCGGGCGCTGCTTCCTCGTCTGTTTCGCCAAGGTAGACCGAGCCTTCAGGGTCGGCGGTGTAGACCGCGTACAAGCCCTCGCCGGAGTGTCCAGGCCCGTTCATCAGCGCGATCTCGCACGGCTCGCCGCCGAACATTTCGAGCAACTCGGTCGCTTGCTTGAAGTCGACCGTGATCTGTAAGGGCACCTGTGCTGCGCCCAGAGAGGCACGAGCCATTTTCCAGCCAACGAATCGATCTTCGTCGCGCTGATGGATGTATTTACCATCCAAAAAGAGATGGCGTTCGAATATTGGGACGCCAGCTTCGACCATTGCGGCTTCGAACAATGCGCGCTCATCGGCGCTAGAGGGATTCGTCATTTTCTTTCTCCTTGTGTTTACAGCCGATGCACCCTGCATCGACCTTTCCTAAATCGCTTTTGGTGTATTCGCACACTGGGCTCATGCGGAACGGGGTTAGCACCATCTCGCGGGTTCCGTCTGGGCTCCAGCCATCTTGTTGGGGGATCTTGCTCACGAACGGCTTTCGGTTGTGGCACCCGTTAGCCACGCTTCAGCCCGATCGCATCGCCTGTAATGCACAGAGCACGCCAGACAATTTCGTCGTGCACGTATATGCCAGCAGCGACGAGGTCGAGGATTCGCATGGCCTCCCGCTCCTCTTCGTTCATTGCGGTGCGGGTCATGCTGGCGTGCTTTCACGGGTCGGCACTGGAAGCCATGTCAGCGTTTCGTCGCGGGCGTCGTCACCGGGATCGCGGATGGGGCGGAGCCAACGATCCCCGATACCTATATGCCCCGACCTAGCAGGCGGCTCTACATACCACATCGGTCCAACGTTAGACATTTCGTCCCACCGACGAACACAACGAACAATAGAACCAATCGCATTTGCAGCATGCGGGGGGCAAGCTACAACAATAGCCAGATCTCCTGGTTTGCAGTTCACGTCGCTTCTCCTTGCTTAGCTTGCGGCACACGAGCCGCCTTGATCTTCTTGCGAATCCACACCACGCCGCCGAGCTGCTTGAGCTTTTCCCAGTCTTCAGCAGTGAGGCGGATGGCGCTGGGCTTCAGCGGCTTTTCAGGTTTAAGTCTTGGCATGTTGCTAGTGTAGCGCATGCCGTAGCGCGGTCAACTATTTCTTTTCAACGCCAGCAACTTCTCCCTGATGTGCGCCGGCATCGCGGATGCTGCAGCACGGTCCTTCAGGATCTTCTCTAGCGCAGGATCGACGAGAGGCTTCTCAACGATGGCGACGGGCTCCCAGTCGAGCCACCGCTCTTGGTTGAGGTACACCACAGGCGCACAGATAAACGCCCCGTTGTCCTTGAGCCAGTCCGGCTGCGTCTTCATCCATTCGACGTGCTGGACGATCAGGGAGGCACTGGCTGCGCATCCTTTGGTTGCCCACTTGTCGAGTGACTGCTGCTTGGCGACTTTGCGGGTTCCGCTAGGCCACGCTGCCCAGAAGTCTACGAAGCCGTGTGCGGCGTTCAGGAGTCCTCTGGCGGGGGTTGTGCGGGGGGTGGTGATGTGATCGCCGAAGAGGTCAAGCATTGGCATCTCCGGTCGCCCTAGCAATGGCTTTCGCAAGCGCATCACCGGCAGGCGTGCCGATAAGGTCAACACATTCGTCCAATGCTTTCTGAGCAGCGTTTAACAGCGTCCGTTCTGCACTCACCATCAACCGCTCAAAGTCACGATTGAATATCTCAGACGCGTGTACCGAGAGTTCACCACCGTCTTTCACGATCCAATCCCCTATCTCCAAATGAACCCACTCGTGAGCAAGCTTCACGATCAGGCAAGGAGGGGAGTCGTCCACAAAACGGCAGTGTCCATTCCCGATCGCTTCGAGTAGCCAGCGAGGCCTGTCACCACGCGACCCCGCGTAATTGTTGAACCTGTACGCCTCCACTCGCACTGCTTTCCGCATGAACGGACCGTACGTCTCGGTGCCGTGCGATCCGTTTTTCTCAACTGTCATTCCCATGGCTTTCTCCTTGTGAATCAAACACCCATAGACCGGTCATAGAAGGGGTTGGGTGATCCCCCTCCTTTTCTCTGCTGCTGGCCTGATACCTGAATAGTCTTCATCGAGAGCTGACGATTTAAGAGAGTGGTGAGTTCTCAAGCACGTCCCTGCTTCCCTGGATCACCCTTTGACGCTCTGTTCACAAACTTAGATGGCCGTCCGTTGTTTGCCTGGCCCCCTTCAGCGCCAGTCTTTTCAGGTTCGGGGTTAGGTTCCGTCTCCGTGTTTCTTGAGTGCAGCCCATGCAGGCCCAGTTGCTAACGCGCTCTGACGAACGGCAATCGCAGACGAAAAAAAGCCAGTTACTGCTGCTCTCCGGTCGCACCCTCCCTGTGACAGGAGGCGGAAAGCATGAGTAACTGGCTTCAATTTTCGGTGTGCGACGACCGATGCCAGAAGTATCGCCTATGCGGCGAGGTCAGTCAACAGGCTCAAACAGAAAGCTCCATGACGACGATGGGGTCGTACCATTCTGCGCAAAAAAGGACACGGCAACGCTTGTCGTTCTCCGTCATTGCGTCTAGTGCCTGCCGCATTGCCTGCTTTGCGTTAGGCGCATCTTCGCCCTGCTGCTTCCAGCGGCGATGCCCATAGCGGCGCGTCTGTCCGACGTAGTAGCCCGATGGTGCGTGAATGTGAACGCGAGTCATTTCGTCTCCTTGCTAGCGATGCCACGCTTGATGCTATCCCGCCTGTGAGCGTCCGCACGCCCGTTCTCTTGGTTGACTACATCGATGGCGCCCTTGAGGCGTGTGGGCGGTTGTAGGCCGTTCTTTCGGTACTGCGTGTCTGCGCGGGGCGGGGTGATGGTGAACTCACCGGGGGTGAAGGCGTTCATGCTGGGACTACCTTTCCTAGTCCTGCATTACGCAAAGCCCGTTCGTTGTTAAAACCATAAGCAACGAGGCAGATCGGAGCGCCAGAGTTGGCGAGGGCACGGCGTCCGTCAACGAAATGGAAATGCGGGCGCCCCTTCATAAACAGGATCGCGTCTGCAACATCCCAGATGCACTCGTAGAACATGGCTGTCTCGGTGCGAGCTGGGACTAGCGCAATGCCATTGCCATGTTGCACCAGCTTGCGAAGCCACTTCACAGCCTCTCGGCCGAAAGGAGGGTTCAGCCACACGCGGCCCTCCCACTTCTGAACAAGACCATCGTCAGCTTTGCTGAAGTGCTTCGTGGCAAGATCCCACGGCCGCACAACTGGCGCGCACGGGTCAAGGTCGAACGTGCCAAGCGCCGAAACGATCGCCGGCGGTGTTAGCCACTCGTCGTTTTTCATGGCGGCACTTTGATGAGATGAAAGGCTCACTTCACACCTCCAACACTGCAAGACGGAGCCACGACAGCCGTGCAGCAGCACGACACCGGACGGTCACGGTAGACGGTGCGCGTCCGGGTCTTGTAGACGACCTCCGGGGGCAAGGTGACGGTGTTTGTTTGAACGACGACGGCGGGTCGAATCGGCATCTGGCAAGCCACCGTGCTGATTGCGGTCACAAAGCCCTGCACCTGAACCTGCCCGCTCGCGCCGGCCTGTCCGCCAACATCTTTCACGAAGCCACCAAAGCTGAATCCGGCGCCGCTCGCGCGCGACAGTGCTTCGATTCGAATGATTGACTGTTCGCCCCAGACGATCGTGGTCTCGATCAGGGAACCATCTGGAGCGAAGCCGGTCGGCACTTTCTCGATGATGTAGCGCTTCTCACCTTCGGGCACGTCCTTCGCATACTCATCCCAGCCGGCGAACTGACGCTGATCGGGCGTGAACGTATTGCGCATGATCGCGTACACCGGCTCGCGGTAGATCGCCTGCCGGGGGCCGCATGCCGTCACGGTCGGTTGCCCGCCCACGCCAGCCATCGGCGGCAAACCGGGCGCGAACAGCACGGGCGGCAGGAAAACCGAACCTCGGCTCTTATCCACGTATGTGTCGCCGCTGCCGGATTGGTTGCCTTGGATGACGACGCCGGACGAGTTCTGGTTCTGGTTCGTCAGGGACTGGCCTTGCTGCTGTTGCTGGCGCTGGGCTGCAGATCCGCCCAGGCCGACGCCACCGGCACCGCCGAGGGCCTGCGCGTTGCCACCTGCTGCGAGGGCTGCAGACTGCGCGGCTGCGTTGGATTGAGCGCCAGCAATGCCGACGCCGATGCCAGCGCCACCACCACCTCCGCCTCCGCCGTTGTTGGTTGTGCCGCCATTGGTGCCGCTAGGGCACAGACCGCCTGCGTAGTATTCCTTGGGGATGCCATCAGCGCAGTTGGTCGCATTGGCAGCGCCCATGCAGGACAGGACGACGAGACAGATCAGAGTGTTTTTCACAGGACACCTTGGATGGTTGAGAGTGTTTGTTGAACTAGCGAAAGAAATTCAGCGCGCCGCTCAGAGAGGCGAGAAAGCTCCGTTGTGCAATCTTCGCGGTGTAGCCGATGTGTGATGAGTTGCTTTTCGTCTGGGAAATCAGCGCAATAGCTGACGAAATCGACCCAGTTGCGGTTAGTGCAGTCAAGGTGACCCACCATCTGCCAGCGGTAGGCGGGGTCGAAGCTGCTGCGAAGCAGTGTTGCGTAGTGGACTGGAGCAATTACCGACTTGATTTCGATGACCCCATCGTCGCCGACAAGCCCATCAGGCGAGTCACCGTATGAGTACCAGTCAAAAAACCCCCCGTTTGATACGGCAACGTAGTTCTCTTCTTCGTAGAGCATTCGGGCGACTGGCTCCTGTTCGTGACCACGCTCCGTATGCTCATTGGAGAAACTGAATTCGGCTTTCTTGCCAGTGGCGATTTCAAGGGCGATTTGCAAGGCGTACCGCTTTGCAGGTTCACCGAACGCCTTGCCATCGTTTGCCATGAAGCATCCGAAGTTTGAGCCAGTCACCTTGCCGCAGCGCAGAGCGGACCAAGCATCCGAATTCTGTTCAACGTCGTGGAAGATCACGATACCTGCCCCTGATCCGAGAACACTTCGGGCGCTTTCTCGGCTTCGCACTCGTCCATGAGTTGTTCTTGGTGCTCACGACTCATGGAGGCGCGGGCCAGCACTTGAGAAAGATCGCCGTCGCGCTTGAACGCAGCCTTTGCAAAAGCCCATGCTTTCGTCATTTGCGGCGTCACCGCACGGCGTTCCGGCGCTTTCGGGCTGATCCGCAGACCGTCGACAGTATCCTTGGCAAACCGCACGTTGTGGTCTACGTAGACGGTGATGCGCATATCACGCCAGTCATCGATGAAAGGCGAGCCAGCCAAGCCCTTCATGGTCTTGCTGTTGGTCGCGTTCAAAATCATGGGCTTCAGCTTCTCGCCCGGTCGAAGTTCTTGCTCCACGAAATGAGCCGTGTTGAAGCGGTCCTTCGTTTTCTTGGTGCGGTCGATTTCGAGGGTGACATGGCTGACAGTCAAAATCGTCGGCTCAACGATGTCGGCGCTGCTCAGGTATGGTGAGTCGAACGCCTTGCGATAGTGTGTTTTTTCAGTCATGTCAGTTCACTTGAAGTAGATAGCGGCAGCGATGAATCCGAGGATGAGCGCCATCGTCACGAGATAGCCGGCCAGAGCACGGCCAAGGCCGGTGCAGTTGACGCGCTCTTCGGGGAGTTCGGCGGGGATGGTGTTGGGGTCGATCATTTGGCGTCTCCTTGTTGGGAGAGAGCGGCGTGCAGCGCGTCTGAGCGCTTGTCGTATCGCTCGGAAAATCCGGCCAATGCGAGCAGGATTTTCCCGACCTTGCTGTCGCGATCCGCATCCCAATGAGCATGAGCTTCTCGTGCCATTTCAATGACGCCGCGAAGAACGTCGAGGCTCGGCACCTGTGCTGCGCCCAGAGAGGCGCGAGCCTCGGTAACGACCTTTTCAAGCCGGTGCATGAACCATGCAGAACGGTACGCGTCCGCGTCGTCGTATTCGTAGATGAAGCGATGAAGCTCGGTAGCCAAAAGCGAATCAGCGTCAGGGCCGTAGCCGCCTTCTGCCACTCGCTTCGCGATGAAGTCAGAGTTTTCAACACGCATCGCGCATTCGTTCCAGCTAGGCAAGTTGCTGGCCGGTGCTGGCTCGGGCTCGCGCTCATCAGCGCCCTTGATCGGCGCGATCATGGCTGGCCCCACAGCACCAGAGCAACCACCGCCAGCACAGCGCAGACGATCAATGCGCGCTCATGCCAAGGCAGCGGGGCGGGAGTGCATCGCTGGATGGCGACGAAATCACGGCACACGTCGTGCGAGGTTCGCGGGGTGATCGTGTGATCGAGGGGGCGGGTCAGGAAATCGGGGCGTTTCATTCGTTCACCTCTGCGTTTTGTTGTGCGTATGCGTGGATCAGCTTGTCGACCAGAGCGATGGCCTCTGCGTCGCCTTCCATGGCGTGCTCCATGACGTAAAGGGCGAGACCTTCGACGTCTGGGGCGCCCTTGAGGTCGGTAGCTTCGACCAGCAGCTTTTCAGTCTCGAACAGCTTGCCGTCAAGGTTCGCCATGCCGTTGGCCTTAGCGCCATACAGCGAATCCTTGATCTGCGCTTCCATGCGGTCCTGCGCTTCGTTGAGCAGATAGACGTAATCGCCTGCTGCGTCGTTGGTGTCATCGCGGGTCATGCAAACTCCTTAGTAAGCTCATAGACGGCCAAGCCGATGGAGACGACTGCCGCGATGACGAAGAACCAATCGACCACGTTTTCCGAGGGCGTCGGCTCGGGCTCGGTAATGGGCTTTGCGCGCTCGATCGGATGGTTGTTGGCGGCGTGGACCTTGGCGCTGCGCACCGTGCGGTCGTAGCCGGAGAGATCGGGTGTTGTCATTAAGGCTCCTTGTGTGCAGCGTGATTGCTGCGGTAGACGAATCATAACGGCATTCCGAATCCGTGCGCAACAACTATTTTCGTGATCTCACAAATAATCTAGTTGCAGACAGTTCGGTAGTCCGTTACGATAGGCGCATGCACTACACCCAACACTCCCCAGATTGGCCTGCACTCATCAAGCAGCTCAAGGCCATCGGCATACAGCAAACCGAGATTGCTGCGCACTGTGGCGTCTCCAACTCAACGCTGAGTGAGCTTGTCACCAAGCGCGCTAAGCGAGACCCGGGTTACTTGATCGGCGTTCGGCTGGTCGAGCTACACAAGAAGAACCTTCGCAAGATCAACCACAAGGAGAAAGCATGACCCCCTCTAGCGCCGATGAGCGCGCCCCCCATCTGTTGCCGTGCCCGTTCTGCGGCGGCACGGCAGAGTTCACACCATACAAGCGAGACGGATTGACGCTGAAGTGCGGCACGCTCGGATGCGTGCAATTTGACCAACGCACGCGCCACTCCGTCGACTGGTTGCGCGACTGGTTGCGCGACAGGATGATCGACCACTGGAACACTCGCGCCTCTCTGGGCGCAGCACAGGTGCCCGTACTTAGCATCAAGAAAAGCGAGTGGGAAGTTCTGTCGCCGGAAGCGCAGGCCAAATTACTTGCGATCACGGGCGCCGGGACTCGCAACCTTCAGCGCTCCCAAGCTGCCGCCGACATCGCACGCGTGCCGTTGTGCAGACAGCCGCCCGAAGGCTGGACCTGCAGCCGAGGCGAAGGCCATGAGGGACCGTGTGCAAGCAGTCCGGCGGGCGCAGCACAGGTGCCGAGCCTGAGCGATGAGCGCGACGAAGCCGAGAGCGCTTACATTGCACTGGCATTCAACTACGTTGAAGCTCCCATCGGTTCTAGGGACTGGGATCTGTTTTGGCACGGCTGGAAGGTTCGCGCCTTGCTTGATGCAGCACAGACTCAAGAAACTTCGGCGTTGACCGCCGAAGTTCTTCGACTGCGCGATCTGGCTGCTACTTGCTATGCGGGACTCGGTGCGGAATGCGACCTGCCGGAAGTATGGCTCGACGCATTGCTGGCAGCCTCCGAAGGCCAAGACTTCTCAACCAACCAGCTTCTTCCTATCTGCGCAGCGGAGGCGGCGCCCCTGAGCGATTCGGAGTTGCTCAATCTTGCCGTTGACTTTCGCTCAGAACGCGAGCACTGCATGCAGCGGTACACGGAGTTTGACGAAATTGGATTTGCGCGAGCAGTCATCGCCGCTCTCTCCCAGCCATCCCAGCAGGAGAAAGCATGACCACCGAATCCATCCAGTCCCAAGACGAAGCCCTTTGCGGCCTGAGCCCTCTCGCCTTCATCGGCGTGATGCTGTGCGAGCTGATCGCTGCACTGTTTGCGAAGGACAAGCCATGAATGAGCACGCATCGACAGCCAGCGCACAAAATCGCCGTCGAGCTATTTACTCTTCAAAGGTGTGCGCCTTCTGCGGGGAGTGTTTTAGCCCTGCTACCTCAAAGCCGAAAACGTGCAGTTGGCAATGCCGTTTTTTGTTGCTGCAGAGAGACTTTGAAGGGAAAGAAGGATGCTGGGAATGGCCTCAAAGCAGAAACATAGTCACCGGCTACGGGCAGTTTCATGCAGAAGAGGGCGGGAAGCGAAATCAAACGGCTCACCGCTTGTCGTTTCTGTTGAACAAAGGCGGCATCCCAGACGACCGGCTAGTCATGCATTCTTGCGATAACAGGGGATGTTTTAACCCCGCACACTTGTCCTTGGGGACCCATCTGGACAACTGTCACGACAAGATCAACAAGGGCCGTCAGAAGGAGCCGAAGCGCAGGAAGTTAGAGGACCATCACAACTCTAAGCTCACGCTTGCTGCCATAGCTGAAATCCGTTCCTGCAAAGGCAGGGTGCGAGAGTTTGCCAAGAAGTACGGCGTCAGTACGTCGTGCATCAACGATGCTAGAGCTGGCGTGTCTTGGTCGACTGCTCCGCAATTCTGCGGACCGCATCTCCCGATCGCTTTGAGCCGGCGCTTGAACCGAGCCAAAACTGAACAACTTGCGTAAAGCTGACAGTCAAAGCGCCAAACAGCACGTTTAGCAGGTTGGCCGTTCTTTCGTCCCAATCGCGATTGATGACAAACAGCAGATAGACCGCGACGAAGAATCCAACGATTACAAGCGCCGAAATGATCGGAGCAGCCCACGCTATGTTGCTGTTTTCTTTCGTGAGGTCGACAGTCTGCTGACGAGCGTTCTGCGTATCCGTGAGGAATGCCCCCTCTCTAGCTGCATCGACTTTTGCCATCTCAAGCTCTAGAGCCTGTTCGGCAGCACGCAGGGCTAATATCTGGTCACCATTGAGCGATCCCGTTGATAGAGCCTGCTCCACCTCCTCCGCAGACGCATCAGGACGGCCCAGAACCTTATCGGCGATGACCTTGACGGCTACACCGGCCATCGGCCCTCCAAGCGCTGCAGCGAGCCCGGGGGCCACACTGCCAATCAGCGAACGCCAGTCGAAATCTTCGAGTGCCATATCAAGCCTTCTGAATGAATGCCAGTGCTTGGCGGTAGAGCGGGCTCCATGTGTCCGGCTTGGGCTTTCCTGGGCGCCATGTCCTCAGATACAGTGCATAGGCTGCCGTATCGTCGCCCAACTCGGGGAGGCGCTGCGGGTCGGTCCACAGCAGCAGTCGTGCAGCCGCAGCCGCTGCTACGTCATCCGTCTCGATGGCGTTCCACAGAGCGGTGGCGTTGAAGGCGATACCGCGTGCTTCGCAGACCTTGCGCATGTGGGGCTTGGACAGTTCGTGCGAGACGACGCCCTTACAGCCGCCGCCTCGCTCAAATTGCCAGAAACCACGAGCTGGTCCTTTGGCTGATGTGTTGTTGAGCAGCTGATAGCGGTTCTCGAATCGGCTTTCCTGAAGACCGATTGCCAGCATGACGACCCGCGCACGTGGTGAGTCCATCAGTTCGGGGAGGAGCTTGAATGCAGGATTCAGGCCAACGCGCGTGATCTGGTCAAGAGTCATCGGGATAGCTCCATGGGAGGCTCTTCCATCGCATTGGCGGGAGGTGTGTCGATGACGCCGTGTCTTGTCTTCACAGGACGCCATGCGTGCGAGCTGGAGAAGAAGATGGCGAGGATAGTGATTTCCAGCATGAGGCTCGCCCAGCCGACATTCTCGCCCCACCAAGGCCGTGCCATGGAGACGAACCCGGTGGTCATGCACAGCACGTATTCCAGCCGGACCCTGAGCAAGACATGCTCGTCCATTGCATTCAAACGGCACACACAGATCCCCATGATCGCAATACACAGCGCAGCGTTGAGCAGCAGCACGATCGGCTGGTTGGTGTCCAGGTGCTCAAGAAGGTCGAGGAATTCAATCATTGCGCGCCTCCGGCACGGAATGTGTCGATCACCCGAAGAATCCCCTTGGAAATGCTAGAAAGCAATATGCCAAAGTCTATAAACCCAATCAGCAGAGCGATCGGAGCAAGTAAGAATCGCTCGGAGAAGGTCGGATACTGAGACGAGATCCACCCGGAGATGCCTACGGTGAGGAGTGTTGCCATTCCCATAGCTCGAAGGAAGTACCACGTCGCGCTCCACCGATCTGATGGAGGGCGCCTTGCAAGGGCGAAGGATGCCCCGATGACTCCAGCCACCGCGAACAGGACGTAGGGGCCGACCACGACAGCAACTTCAGGGGAAAAGATCGAGGCGGCTATAACGACCGATAGGCCAATGGAGTCTGTGACGCTGGGGCTGCTGTTCATCCGATTTCCGCGTCTACCACGGCAAGTGTGTTATTGGTCAGCCGCCATTGTCCCGCATTGGTATTGACTACGTTCAAAGTCACGTTGGTCGGCGTCAAGACCTCTTGGTTCAAGGAAGAGATGTTTGTGAAGGTGAAGCCACTGGCAAAGGTAGGATTTTTGCGCTTGACTCCGACAGTTTTCAGCGTGTAGGTGTTGTTCATGCCTGCTAGCGCGTTGTTGCCGATGAAGTCCACAGAGCCTATCGGAAACACTTCCAGATATCGCAAACACCGATACAGCTCTGTTTGCTCATCAATGGGAGACCACAGCGGCGTATTGACGCCCAAGCCTGCGCGCATGATGGAGGAATCGAGGGTGGCATTTTGTGCAACAGAGGAATCCAACCAGCTAACAAGGAAGAGATTGTTCATGTTGGACGGCGCGACTACGCCGCCAGCCGATGCGCTGGAGACGGGCACATCAGTCCACGTATTGGGAGCGACAGTCACTGCGCCTACTGCGATGGTCAAGGTGCTGGAGACGAAGAAATTGCCTGCAGTGTAGGTAGTGCTTGCCCAGTTGTTCACCACATCGCGAGGCGTGCTGTCTGCAGTTCCAGTCCAAGCGACGAGAGCAACACGCACCGTGGTCGCCACTGAAGATCGGAACTTCGGAGCAAACACCACTTGCCGGCCTCGATACTCGAAGCAGTTGCGAGACTCCACGATCTGCGTATGCCCAACACGCTTGGGCGTTAGATCGGGCTGGGTGATTCGCATGGCATAAGCTATGCCATCGGTGGGTTGCGCGAGCTGGCTGATTGCTACGCTACCCGTCTCGCAAATCAAGATGGTGCGGTCGAACCCGTAATTACCGTCAATGACGCTGGCAACCTGCCTTTGGTTGAACCGAAAATCACCATTGATCCACAGACTCTGCATCCTGAAAGAGCCAAGTCCGAGGCTGTCGACCGTAGCAAAGTCTTGATCTTGTGTCCCGGAGAACGTTGCGCCTCCTTTGAATTCAATGGGGCCAGTGTAAGCCCCACCCGTTGCAGGCACGATACCTGCAGCCTGAAGTTGCAGCGGGTCAGCGCCACCGTAGAAGTCGTCCGTGGTGAATTGGACAACGCCTGCCGAGTCTTGAAGGATCAGCTTGTATGGGACGTTCAGCGTCAGCCATACGGGCGCACGGCCAGCGGAATCCAGCACCACAGGGTTAGGGTTAGCCGTCTGTCCACCACGATCCGTATAGGTCGCCAGTGGGTTATTTGTCCCTGCAGCGTAGGTGTATAGCAGGCCACCCGACAACGGATTACCGTCTGCATCGTAGAAAGCGGGGAAAGCGTCGAGTGCGACTGTCATTGTTGTGGCCTAAAATGAGCTATGGAATACACCGACTGGATGATTTTAAAAGCTGTCATTGTCTGCGTTGGTGTGTTCGCATACAACTTTTGGCTAGGGGTTACCGGGAGGTAATCGCGGGAGCGGCTTTGTAGCCGATCTGTGCGGGACCGCTCAGCGCTTTCAGTAGCGCATTCTGTGCAGGGTCTTGCAATAGGCGGGCTGCTTGCTGAGGGTCGAGCAGCGCATTGCCAAGCCGCTCTTGGATCTGCTTGTTCGCGGTGCCGTAGGGCAATTGCAGCAGTCGGCCCAGCGTCGACGTTGCAGCGGTCGAGCCGCCAATGCCACGCCCAAGCATCCCCTGCAGAAGCTGGTTCTGTGCGAGGTTCTGCACCGTATTGGAGCCGACCGCGCGCCCGGTGTTGTTCGCAATCTGGCCGGCGTTTAGATCGGCCTGAATCCTGCGGAGAACGTCCAGCTGCGATGCGCTCAAGTCCTTGGCGAGATCATCGCCCTGGTTCTTGAGAACGTTATTCAGCTTGGCTGCGGAGAGGATGGCACCACCCTGCGAGTCCACCGTTCCGGTCTGGACGCTTTTCAAGATCTCGTCGAGCTTTTCCATTTGACCAATGGGAATGCTCTCATCGGTGTAGGCCTTCAGATAGCCGCGCCATGTGGGACGCGCACCTGTCGCAGCTTGGGCTGCTGGCGGGGCTCCTGCGGGGCCCACAGCGCGACTGCCGGGCATGGCTAGATCGGTTGCCGCCTCGAACGGGACAACCTCACGCGATGCGCTCAGCGGTGCGGATGCGGCGGGAGACGAGACGCGCCGGCTAGCCTGGTCGATGGCGTCATCAATCAGGCCCTTGACGTTGGTCAGTTGGCTGGAGGCGTACTTCAGGTTGCCTGCGTCGCCTTGCAGCTTGCCCTGCAGCGTCGTGTTGATGTCCTTGCGTATCTCGTACAGCGCCCGGGCGTCAATCGCCCCGTCCTTGCTGAACTGTTCGATGCGTGTGCGAAACTTGTTCAGCGCCTGCTGAGAAAGCTCGCCTGCGTTGTCCGGTTTGGAGATAAGGCGATCGATGGACTTGAGAATGCTTTCCGATGGCACATTTCCTGCAGCACTCAACACCTCTTCGCGCATCGGATCGGTCAGCGCCTTGCGTGCGTCCTTCGCAAGTGCGATCTTTCCGGTATTGCCGGCAATGTCTTCAATCGCTGCGGTACGGGCTTGGTTCTGAGCAGTCTGCCGCGCGGAGAGGCCTGCGGCATATTCGGGGCTCGCGTTCTGCATGGCGCGGCTGAGAGCGGCGATACCGTCATCGCCTGCAGCGGTTGCAGCCGTGGGGGCGGAGCCGGGGACGATCTCCTGTGCTCCTTGCAGCGCGGTCCGGGCAGCAGCTGGATTGATTGCAGCCTGGCGAAGTGCATCGCCTGCGATCTGGTTTTGTCCGGCAGCGTAGAAGGGACGAACCACAGAGCCAGCAGCGCGGCCCACTGCGCCGACAGCCGAAGCGACCGGAGGCAGCGCACCGCCCACGAGAGCGCCTACGCCTGCATTCGCCGGGTCGATAAGCCCTGCGCCTGCAGCACCAGCACCAGCACCGCCAGCGATGCGCAGTAGCATGTTCGTCGGTCTCGAGCCGGCTCCAGCCTTTGCGCCACTCGACGCAAGCGCAGTAGCAAGCCGGCCAGCACCAGCAGCACGCGCGGGGATCGCCAGCACGTTACCAGCACCAGCCGTACCCGCCACCTCGCCCACGAGCTTACCGCCTTGGTAGGCAATCGACTCAGGATCTGCACCCAACGACTGAAGCGCGCTATCCATGTCCGCACGGCGCGCCCGATTGGATTCAAGGGATAACCCTTTGCCTGCGATCGCGTCTTTGGCGATATCGATCGGGGCAAGTAAAGTTGCGCCGATGGAGCCAGCACCACGGATGAGGCCCGCGCCCACATTGCCTGCACCTTGAAGGAAGCGATCGTTGAGCGATTTTTCCGGCGCTTTGACTGGCTTGTCTTCAAGTTGGGCGAGAAGCTCGGGGTCTTCGATGTACTGGCGCGCGGGCGCAGCCTCTGCGGCCTGTGCGGATGGAATCATTGCTTCAACCGCACGCTGGACAACACCGCGCTCTTTCGGCAGACGCGCTGCTACTTGCTGCCCGTACTGGAGGGTAGTGGGAGCGTTGGGGTTGCGCGGGTCGGAAACGGCGATACCCCGGCGAGCCTTCTCAAGTCCACCGGGTCCGCCGTAGTATCCCGCCGCAGTAAGGGCCGGATCTCCGCCAGCTTGTTCGTAAAGCTGTTTGACGTAGCGGATTCCTGCTCGGGCGTTTTGCTCGGGGTCATTGATCTTCCAATCCTTGTCAGCTACTGAGCGAAACGTGTCGGGAATGATCTGCATGCCGCCGACAGCACCAGCATTGGATGTCTTGGTGTTGCGGCCACCGCTAGATTCTTGCTGGTAGATGCTACGCGCGATTTCGGCAACCTTGCCGCTCACACCTTCAGCTTTCAGAGCCGAATCGAACGGGTCGGAGCCTGCGCCCAGTTGACGCAGAAGATCGGGGTCTGTGATGTATTGGGGCATGTCAGTTGACCACGTACCAGCCTTTGCCATCGTTCTCGTAGGTTTTGCCGCCTACGGTCTTGCGAGTCGGTGCAGCGGTCTTGGGAGCGCTCTGAGACTGAGCGATAGGCGCGTTGCCGGCGTTGTTCTTGAACCCTTCAATGACCAATCGTCGGTTAGCCGCCTTTTGCTCAATCACCGCCTTCCCATCTCCAGGCTGCGGGAAGTATTGCTTCTTGGCGTTGTCAAACTCATCCTTGCCAATGGCTGCGCCTGACTCTTGACGCAGCACAGCGTTGACGAAGTCGCGTTGCGCTTGCTCGGCTTTCTGTCCACTCTCTCCGAGCATCATGTTTGCGCCAGCCCCGAGCACGCCGCCGACCAGTGGGATGTTGCCTGCAGACTGCTTGGCATTGACTGCAGCCGGGGAGTAGCTATCGCCCAGCTCAGACAGGATGCGGTCAGCCTCTTGCGCACGACTACCGAATGTCGCGGACTTGCCCTGGAATTCGGTGGGCGATGCCTTCTTGGCTGCTGCAGGATCTGCGGGGCCACCGGGAATAAAGGCAAGCGTACCGTCTTCGTTCTGGCGGTAACCAGAGGGGACGCGTCCATTCTGGTTCGCTTCGGTGGCTCGCCTGTCGGTCAGATCCTGACCGCGCATCGTGACGCCTTGACCCTGAAGCGCCGTGGATTGGGTCATGTCCTGGCCGCGTCGCGTCACGTCCTGCCCAGCAAGCGCCGTGCTCTGCGTGAGATCCTGACCGCGCATGGTGATGTCTTGGCCGCGAAGCTGCGTCTGGTTGGCGAGGCGATCCTTTGCGCTGAGCGTTGCCTGTGCAAACTGCGCGACACCGTTCGGGTCGTAAGTGGGGGAGAACTTGGACGTGTCGATGCCAAGCTGGTCCTTAAGGATGGCCAAGCCTTGCGTGTAGCTGGGCTGGTCTTTGACCGTGCCAACGACACTAGAGATGGCATCCAGTTGCTTGATGCGAAGTTCAAATTCGCTGGTCGACGCAGCGCGGGCGTCCTTGTTGGCCGCAGCGTTCGACGTAATGACGGAAGCAGCTTGGGGGAAAGCGCCCACACCCTGAAGAGCAGCGGCTTTCTGTTCAGCGGGGAGATTGACGAATGCAGGGTCCTGCACGACTTTTAGAAGCATGTTCTGCGACTGAGCCTCACGGTCGGCACGCTCGTTCTGCCCTTGGTAGGCTTTGATCTGATATGCCTGAGCAAGCGACGCCAGCGGGTTGATCTGCTGGGGCGCTTGGACTTGGCTATAGATGTCGCTGCTGACGGGCATGATGGTCCTTACGGATTATTGTTGACGCCCGTCTTGGACGTGAGCAGGCTATTCAAAAGCTGGTTCTGTTGGTAGCTATTCACTGCGCCCGTCAACCCGCTGCTGATGGTATTCGCATTAGCGATGCCGGCGGCGCCTGCTGCATTGGCTGCAGAAGTCATGTTGTTGCCGATGATTTGCGCATTCTGCATACCTGCGTTACCCAGCGTCTGCGCGCCTACCGTGGCAGAGCCCGCCAGAGACAACAGCGGGTTGACTGCGTTCGAGAAGTTGGCCTGATAGGCGTTAAACCCGTTCGTGCTGTTCGTATTGAACGCGTTAGCCCGATTCGTCTCGTTAACGTTGTAAGCGTTGAGGCGATTATTCTCGTTGGCGCCGTAAGCATTGAACCGGTTCGTCTCGTTCGTATTGAACGCGTTGTACTTGTTGCCCTCATTGGTCGTGAAGGCCTTATAGGCGTTGTTCTCGTTTGTGTTGAAGGCATTGAAGTTGTTGCCCTCGTTCGTCGTGAACGTCTTGTACCGGTTCGATTCGTTGGTGTTGTAGGCCTGCGCGCGGTTGCCTTCATTGGTGCCGAACGTGCCGAGTGCCCGCTGATAGGCGTTCTGGAATTCTTGCGATGCCGCGCCTTGGTTGTAGTTGGACGATGCCTGCAATTGAGCGCCCGACAAAAACCGCCCCGATGCCGCACCTTGGCGGTCAAGCGCTTTCTGTCCTTGCTGCAACCGGAACTGATAACTCGGGTCGTTGTAGAGGTCTTCGCCCGTGTAGCTGAACTTGTCGGCAACGTAAGGATCTGCGCCCTGATACTGCCCTGCCTGATACTTGCCGGCCTCGTAAGTACCTGGTTGGTAGGTGTTGGGGTTGTAGGGCGTGGCAGCCTCGTAGGGCGTTGCAGCCTGATAGACCGGCGCGGTGTAGCCGTTGGCGAGGCTGCCGAACTTTGGATCGTTCTGAGCGGCCTGCTGAGCGGCCTGCTGAGCAGCTTGCTGCTGCGACGTTTGCTGGTCTAGACGCGCCTGAATGGCTGCATTGAGCCCCGCCTCGTCAACGTTCGAGGTAGCATCGTTGGACGGGGTTACACCTCCGCCCGTGGGCGTGAACTGACCACCTTCGCCGAACGGGTCGTAGGCTGTGGCCCAGTTGGGTCCAGATGCAGGCGTTCCGGGCATCGGCGCCGCAGTGCTCCCGGAAGTTCCGGGGCGCGTGTATTGCGCGAGCAGCTCATTGCGAATCGCATCACGGTCCTGCGGCGCTGCGCCTGATGCCGCGCCACCGAGACCCCCTACGCTGGTAGACCCGGAGAACCCGGTAGGCGAGATGCCGAGCAGGTAGGACAACCGGTCCCGAGCTGCGTTGCCGGTGTTGATGTTGGGCGCGTTGAGTGCGACATTGTTGTCGTACTGGCGTGCGCTCTCTGCGTTGGCTGCTTCAGCCGCCCGCTCTTGCCCCTTCGCTGCCTTACCCGTGGCGCTGGATGAAATGGCCGCGCCACCAATCGTCGCCGCTGCGCCTATTGCTGCAACCATGTCAATCCCCTATCCATTTCGTGTAAAGCGTTTCTGTGGGATGCCACCCCATGAATTCAAAGAGAGGCCCTGCGTTAAGCGAGAGCTTCGTGCCGGTGAAGAGCTTTTTGACTCCGCGATCTTTCAGCGACTTCTCGACAAATTGAAAGAGGCGAAGCGGCGTGCGGCCAGTGCGGTGGGTCGGAGCTATGTAGTAGATGTCCGTCTGACCGCAGAGGGTGGACACGTAATGCAGATGCGGCCCAACGATGGTGAAGCTGTAGCCGACAATGGCGCCTTCTTTGCGTGCTACAACGATGTGCAGCATACCTCGGCTCTCCATAAGGTCGTAACGCTCAAAGTCAGGCATTAAGGGCATCTTGTCGCGGTTGAGTGCGACCTCCTCGTAGTGCTTGACCCACAGCGGAGCCATCTCCGTTTGAACGTCTGACCAGCTCTCAACAGCGTAGGTAGTCATGTGCGCACGTCCACAACAAGATGAATTCGCTCGACAGCAGAGTGGTTTACGACGCTATGCTCTGGCCGCTTGTCTTCAGGGGCTCCCTTGCCGTTGTTGAACCAATAGATTTCTCCGGGTGCCATGTAGACCTGCTCGTCACCAGCAGTGAACACCACACCAGGGGCGCTCTGCAGAACGATGTGATGACGCTCCCAATAGTTGGCGTGGTCTAGCGTGTCAGCATGCGGGTAGATGCGCCCGCCCGGCATGATGCGATTTACGATGACGCGCCCCAACCGAGTTCCTCGGACGTTCGCCATCAGTGCCATTACCAAATCACGGGCTTCGGGCAGTTTGTCGTAAACAGGCAGATCAATGCATTCGTGCTGGTCAACCGTGCGCAATAGTTCCTCGCGCTCCTCCTCAGTGGCTGGCACAGCGCGCGGCGGGAATCTCAGAATAATTGAATCAGTCTCGCCAAAAGGACCTTGCGGGAATGTCCGCAAATATGTGTCCTCGTGCCACCATCCCGGATTGCGGGCGATCTTTGCCATCAACGGGGTCACGTTGACGTTGGTAGCGAGGCGAAAGAAATTCTTCATCGAGGAATGACGGTTATCGACGGTGCCGCCGAGTATGTCACCCTGACCGCATCGCCCGGATTGAGCCTCACCACACCGCTATTCGGCAGGGCGTAGAAGGAAGTGCCATCTCGGGAGAAGTCCACATCGGAAACCGTGCCGCCCGAAACAATCAGATCCTGATCGAAATCGGTCTTATTTTCCCACGTATAGGGGGAAGCGGATAGAGTGGCTTCGGTAATTGCAGTCGTCGGGTTGCGGCCCAGCCCCTGCAGGTATTGCTGCAGCCACAAAGACATCTTGGCGACGAGCCCGCCGCCCTCGCTGACGACATCAGCGATCTTCTGCCCGATACGTGGGACGCCTTGAGCCTTCATCCCTTGACCTCCAGCGTGGCGCCGATGATCACCTTCTTCACTGGGGCGTCAACGGCGATCTCGTAGATACGGTTTCGAGCCGCACCTAGACGGTTGAACACGATTCGCTTCTCGTACTCTCCGAGTTTACCCATGGGTCGCGTCACTTCGTTATTGAAGACGCGGCCATCATCGGACCAGCGAAGCGAGATCAGAGGATCGGAGCCATAGCCTGCCGGCAAACCAACGCCCGCTTCCATCAGCACTTCTAGGCGCGAGTGGAATAGCCGAGCACCGCCCTTCCAAATATAGGGGGAGGCGCGCACAGAGCGGATGGGGTCGCCCGCGTTGTCGTACACGTCGAATTCCATCGCGTAGAGTCGACCGTCGCGATAGTCGCCGACCAGCAGTGAGCCGTAAGCAGAAGCGAAGCAGTTCAGCCGGTACCTCTTGAACTCTGCTGCCTCCCATTCCAGCCACTCAAACCATGAATTGGAGTGTGCGTCATAGCACCATGTCTTCTGTTCACTGGGGAAAGTCAACATGTAGATGGGGTGCCGACGAATGTCGAGACCGGTACCGAACGCGTCATCGACCTTGGCATATCCAGCAATCGCAGACTCTATCGCCACCGTGCTGATGCGCTGGGGCGTCTGGCCCTGCATGCGGTAGATAGCTAAAGCGCCTTGCGGGTTGTTGCCCAGCCAGAAGACGGAATCATCAGCGATGGCCGCAGAGTAGGGCGCAGAGCAACCGACCTCGTAGAACGCGCCGTCGACACGCTGGAAGGGGAACGCCGCAGCTCCTGAGTTGTACCAAAGCTCCAGCGAAGAGGTTCCGAAGACGTGCAGCAGTCGGTGATTGCTAACCACCGTCGAGAGGTTGTCCGGCAGTCCTTCGGCAGAGGCAAAATCGATCGCGTCCCATGTGAGAAAGTCGTACTGCCCGGAGATGCCGAATTGTCCAGTGTTAGGTAGGCCGACAATGCCGTAGCTGTCTTGGTAGGTTGCTTGGGTCGCGCCATAGACAAAGCCTGAATCGGTGATCTGCGTCCAAGCCGATGTTTCAATAGTGAAGACGAACCCCGACAGGCCGTCAATCACCAGCACTTGAAGGCCGTTGTCTTGCAGGGTGACGCGTCCAAGCCCGCTGAAGTTGCCCAGTGTCGTGAATGTCCAATCCGGATTGATGCGCCCGAACGACTGGCCGACAGCAGCGTACAGCACGCCGTTGACCTCGATCAGCCCCTTCACAGGACCACCCGCCAGGTTAGCAAGCAGCTTCAGCCCGGGCACGCCGTAGAGCGCTGTGGGCGTCTTCGCTTGGGTGTCGTCGCGCTCCAGCAGGAAGTTGATGCACCGTTGGTTGTTCACCGACAGCGATGGCGCTTCGTATGCCGGCCCGACAAATCCCGCAATGAGGTTCATGGCGACTTAAGAGTTGACCATTTCCGCCGAGACGGCCGAGATTTGCGCGGTCGTGTGGGCGCCGGTGTAAATGCGGATCTCGTGAATCCATCCGTTCAGCGCTTCATTGCTACCGTCCGGCTTGGTAGCACCGACCGTGATCGGCGCAAAGCTACGATTCTTGCCGACTAGCGCGGTCGTGCCAGATTGGACACTGTTGGCATTCAGCGCCATTGAGATGCCCTTGTCCAAACGACGATAGCTCAGGGTGTTCCACTGACTCAGCGGAGGTGTCCCGATCGTTGCTTGTGAGAAGGTGCCCTCACGAATCGAGTTGGCTTCCACCCCGCCGTTTGGCTTGAAGTTGAATTGCACCGATCGCGCCAGCGCAGTCGCTTCTGCATTGATGATCATCGTGGCGTAGGCGGTGGCTGCGGTGTCCAGCTGGATGTTCACGTAAATCGTGCAGATTTCCGGCATCTCGGTGCGCGCCGTGGACAGTGCCATCGCGCCAGTAAATGAAAGCGCCTTCTTGCCGTTCTTCGCTGTCGCCATCAGAGGCTGTGCGGCTCCCGTAGCCTGAGTCAGCACGTTGCGCCCCCTGCGGTCCGGCCACATCGAGACTGCTACGCCATTCGCCTGCGACAAGTCGTTGGCGTTCCACCACGAGTAAAGATTCACTGAGTCGGTGACGCCCGCGATATACGGCCCTTTGAAGTTCGGCTCAACTGGCGGCACATAGCTAGCGGGTTGCTGCGCAGGGATCAGGATGTTGTCCATCGCCATAGCGATTGACTGATACGACATGGCGGGCACAACGTAGCTATGCCGGCCGTTGCTCGCACCAACGCTATTCGCACCGGTCGAGGCATCGACTGAGACGGAACAAGGAACGCTCGCGAACCCCGCTGCCTCCGGAGAGCCCGCAACTGCGATGAAAGCAGTGACAGGATCGAAGGCAGATCGGCCGTTTGCCTTGTTCGAAGCCGTGAACGCAGCCGACAACGGCTCGCTTGCACCAGCGATCGATGTCAGGTTCGAGCCGACTACTAGAGAGTCGCCGATCTCGCTACCGACAAAGACGATCGGCCCGGGGCAGTTCGCGCATACGTAGCTCGCTGCCGTGCGGGTCTGCGCAGAGTAAATGAAGTTGAATTCGCTACCGGTCGGATACTGACCGCCCATGACCCACAGCTTCGTCACCTTGGCGGTGTAGAGCTGCATGCCAGTGAGTGGGCTGATGTCGTCGGCGGGGCTCTGCAGCAGATCCGAAAGATTCTGCATGAAGCCCACGGTGAGGATTTCTGTGGTGCCCTGCAAGTTGGCGAGCAGTGTCCGCATGACCGTCAACGAATCTTGGAGGCCGGCATTTGTGTACAGCCGGCGAGTGCCGATGCCAGTCAATGCGGAGTTGTAGAAAACGTCTGTGCCCGTGCTGCCGCCACCCGAAGTGTTGCGAGGTCCAAAGGCGATGGGGACTGCGGGGACGCCGTCAAATGCCATCAACGCATCTTGGGCCTGCGGCGTGGTGGTGTACTGCGTCGAGTTTGCGACACCGAGCAGGTTGATGATGCGTTTCTTATGTGCCCAATCAAGCACGCGCAAACATGCCACGTCGTCAACGTCAACGAACCAATCAGTGTCGAAGATGAAGTTCCGTGGAGGGACGGCGTTGACAATGGCAGTCGGCGTCAATGAAACAACCTGACCGCCTTGCACGCCCACAATTCGCGCGGTAGCAGCAGGGCTCGCAGCCGCAGCCGCAGCCTGAACGAGAACGTCGATATCAGCCATGAATCATCCTGCCTTAAGTTGGTTGCCGGAGCCCGCTACCAGGGGGTTTCCCGAGCCTGCGACTATAGAGTTGCCTGTGGGTTGAGGCGGTGTAATGTTGCCCATGCTGCCGTCACTCAAGCCGCGCATGAGCGGCCTGAGCAAGGGAACGAGTAGTTCTCGGAGCAACATCAGTCGCGATCCACGCCGGTAGCGTTCTGGCTTGGCCCCTTGGTCACTCGGAACGTGCCGGTCGCACTGAGAACGCGCGCAGGGTTGCCGTCTGTCAATTCGCCAATGGTCACGTAGTTGGTGCCAATCAGCTTCTGCACTTGGGCCGAGCCGAAGGGGCGCAGCGGCCCCGACAGACTCAGCGTAGTGGAAGCCGATGCCAAAGTGAAATCAGTGGAGCTTGCCGCCCCCTGTGTTTCGTTGATGATCAGCGCCATTTTCTTTCCTTAGTTGACGTTCTGGCCGCCCATGTCGAAAGGTCGACCTGGGGTAGCGCGGAAGCCGCCGTATTCAAACGGGAGGCCGTTGAGCAGTCGGCAACCGCCCTTGCCGCCATTCTGGCCGTTGTCGTTTGCGCAGCCTACGCCGTCATTGGCAAACGAGTGCGTGTGCATGTTGATCCCTTCGCCGTACAGGAAGTTATGCACGCCACGACCGCCGTAGTCAGCGATGCCGAGCACATAGGACTCCGTGCCGTGGTTCGGTGCGTCGAAGATCGAGATCGGGTCGATGAGCTTCTGGTCTTGCAGCGTCTTCGTGACCGCAGCAGAGGTCCAAGCGGAATTGAACTTCACCCACTGGATCTTTCGATCTCCACGCGAGTTAAGAATCATGTAGCGCTGAAACTTGACGCCATCAGCGTAGCTTTCACCCGAATAGGTGCTGGTGTCGTACTTTTCAAACCAGCCATGGCCGGCAGGCTGCACTACATCGGTGACGTTGCGGCCAACATCGATGGACATCAATTCGCTGATGTCATTCGGGTTGCCCGGGGCCGTTGCGCTGGGGCTGGCGTAAACCGTGCCCAGCGTGAAGAGGTGCATTTTGCCGTCTTGCGTTGTGACCACCGAACGCACGCCGTCTGCCTGATCCCGGAAGTTCGGCATTTGTCCTGCAGTCGGGGCGCTCGTCATCGTCACAACCTTGGCAATGGTTGGCTTTTGACTTGGCGTGTTGGCAAAGGTGTACGGCCACTGATTGGCAGCTGGGCCACGGTTGGCGATCATCGAGACAAAACCCGATTGCGACTGGCCGAAGTACTGCTGGCGGTAGTAGGCAAACAAGGGTTGCAGATCAATGAATGCAACCGTCTTCTCGCTTTTGCTCCACACGGTAGCGACACCCGATTTCGCAATTGAGGCACTGCGGTAGTTGCCGTGCTGGATCTGGTCAGCGCTTGCACCGGCAGGGCCGAAGTAGCTACGACGCTCGTACTCGTCCGTCTCTAGGTTCGCGCCCCACGGGTCCGACTTCTCATAGTCGTCAGGGTTGACGCCCGTCGACGAGACGATGCCGGTAGGCGCCTTCATGTTCGACGGCAGATCGACGTAGCCGAGCAGCTTGGCGTAGATGTAGTTCGACTTGCCAGGAAGGCCAGCAAACACCTTCGGCCAGTTGTTCCAGTTGCGATACCAAGTCGATTCATCGTTGGGGTTGCAGCCTTGGCAGCCTTCGGCCAGCGCGATCACTGCCACCTTGCCGGTGGTCGTGGCCGTGTCCCAGACCGTCACCAGCGCGAATTCACCGCTGTTAGTGATCGAGATAGCGGTGGGCACCTTGGTGGTGTCGCCTTGGAGGAAGTTGTACTTCAGGAAGTTGTGATTCGTGTTGCCACCGTGGCCGGTGATATCTCCGTTCTTCCAGACCGTGAGAGTGTTTGTGCACCACCCGCCGTGACCCGTGCAGACCACCGAAGCGATCGGCTTGTAGTCGGGCGTGACTTGTGCAGCCCATGCCGGACGACCACCCTTGGCACCGACATAACGGTCCATGTTGAAGTCGTTGTCGGCACCGTTTTGGCCGAAGCCTTCCGAGGTCGTCCAGTTGACTTGAGGCAGGACGCCTTCAGAACCGTAGTCGACGGTCAACATCAGGTAGTTGGCAATACCGTAGTACGGCTTCTTGTGGAAGCGGTCGTCTGGATCGGCGTCCGGAAGGTACGCGATCTGAGCATCCGAAGACGAGTAGTCCAGCGAATCAGCCTTGATCGGGCCGAAGGACATGAACGAGCAACCGTTCTGGTTGTTCGGGCCTGCTGTTCCCGTGCAGTTCGGCAGACGCCCGCCAGCGTTCGGGCCTGCGTCACCTAGCTTGCCGATGATCGGACGTGCAGCGTAATTGGAAAATCCGTTGTTGCCAGTCGTGCCGTAGTAGGCCGAGGAAGGGCCGAACCGGTATTCAATACCTGCATCGGTGCCAAAGGTGTTTGCTACCGTCGTGTACTTCGCAGAGTCGACGACACCGTTCGTCATGATTGACGCATCAAGCGGGCCTTGCGTGTTGAGCGTGCGAGGCTTGCCGTTCTTGATGGCGAGACAGATGCGCCCACTAGAGCCAACGCCGGTCGTTCCGAAACGAGCCGTGTTGCAGGTGTAAGTGCCAATGGGAAAGTAAACTTTCTTGTACTGCCCCTGAGCGCCGAAGGCAACCCAAGTCGGTTCCGCAAGAGAGAACGAGCCCCCTTCGTCAGAAACCTTTTGGTTGTTGCCCGCCTCGATGTAGCGGCATGCTTTCTGCACACCGACCTCAGGATCAGGGAACTGGCCGTCACGGCAATCCACGTCGCCGGCCGGATAGTCGCGATCGATCCACGGACCGTTGCCGTCACCGTACAGAACCTTAGTGGGCGTCGTAACCGTAGCAATGCCACGGAAGGCGAACAAGTTCGTCTCAACGGGGATCGGCGAAGACGGAGCGGACGGATTGTCGTAAGGAACGACGATGGTCTGCGCAGTGCCCGTGCCAGGATTGGTCGTGCCCGGATCGACGGGGGTAGTGCTTCCCGTGCCGCTGCCATTGTTCGGGATGTAGCAGCCGCCGTTTTTACCGTTGGACGGGTCGCCAAACACTGCAGTGGTACACGAATAGGTGCCGGCAGCAAGTACGAGTTGGTTGTAGAAACCTACACCACCGAAGACCACCGTTTTCTGCGAGTCAAGCGTGAAGTTCGCGCCGACCTCTGCAATCTTGGTTTCTGGCAGCGAGGAGATAGACGTGCAGAACTTCGTGCCTGGGCCTGGAGCTGCATCGCCGAGGATCTGATAGATGCACTGCTTGCTGTCGGAATCGGTGATGTACTTGTCGGTACGTGCAGTGGAGGTGCCGAACGACACCAGCCGTGCGCCGTTCAGGACATAGGTCTGAGTTTCGTTCGCCAGGAAATAACTGGTCCAAGCCGTTGCCGTCGGCGTGCTCGGGGCTGGGGTGTTGGGGTTCGTCCCCGTGCCTGCGTTCGAGCCGAAGACTGGGGCACCTGAATCTACGCCGCCGTTGGCCAGCGTCAATTTGCACTGCTTGCGCACCACGCCACTGACCGGCGTAGAGCCGAACAGGATAGGGTGACAGGGGTAGGTGCCAGCCGGCAGCGTCATGCGGTTCCAGACCGTTCCAATGCCATAGCTGACCGTGGAGGTAGCCGTCAGCTTAAAGCTGGTGGAAGCGGCGTTGGCTTCGTCTGCGAGCTTTCGCCCTGCAGGATTGGCCGCTAGGGCCGATGTGCTCACCGCGACCAGCGCGGCAATGTAGAGTAACTTTTTCATTGGGTTCCTGCTGGTGATTAGGTGAGAGCGGGGGGCGTGGTCGGGACGGTATAGGTGGTACCGGAATAGAGAGCCGCACGGGCGCCGCGTGCGAAGCCGACTGTTCCCCGGAAGATGGAATCGACGCCTTGGTCGCCTTGGCGATAGATGCCCCACGGGCAGTAGAAGCCTTGAATGGTCCCGACAAACGCTGCAGTCGTCGTAGCGACTAGGTTGCCCTGCATGCGCACCGTGAACGTGCCGTTGGTCTCTCGCTGGAGCACAACGTGATAGCAGGTCTGACCGTTCTGCGTGATTGGATCGATTGCCGGCGTGGTGATCGTCTCGGTGATGCCCAACGCCTTGAAATAGCAATTGAACGTACGCTTGCCCGTAGATCCTGGATCGTTGGCAAAGATCCGAATAAAGGTGTTGTCAGAGTCAAGACCGGTCTCAGCGAACGACAGAACCGTTCCATCACCACTTCCGTTAGCCATCGGGATACGGGCATGGTTCTCGAGAGTCATCGCCCCCGTGACGGTGTACGAAACGTCAGAGACGATCGCGATGCGGTTACCTTCGGACGAGTCGGTATAACAGCCTAGAACGCCCACATAAGGACCGAAAGGGTCTCCCTTGCCGCCGACAACCTGCCCTGTACCCCAGTTATGGTAGATCGCGCCGTTCGTGGCCTTGTTCTGCACTCCTGATTGCCGCTGGTTATCCTGGAAATCAGAGAAATCCAGATAGGCAAACGTCGTGCTTGCAGGAGTCGGCGAAGGTGCAGGAGACGGGCTAGGCGAAGGACTCGGAGAGGGCGCAGGAGCCGGCGGCGCAGGTGTTGGAGTCGTTGAGCTAGAGCCCCAGTCAATCACCGTATTCGTGCTCAACTGGACGAGTGAATTCGTCGTCAGGGTTCCGCTCGACAGCGACACAAAGTTAAGCGTCTGCGTCTGAGCATTGCGGCGCGGCACGTATACCTTACGGCCTGTCGCATTGATGTCAGTACCTGCGTAGGTGCTGGTGCCAGTTGCCGTGACGGACGACGCAGCAGGGCGGAAGATAGAGGCACGGAACCACGTATTGAAGTCGACATATACCTTGGGCGTGAAGTCGTGGCCCGCCGAGGTGATGCCGTAGGTGATGTTCGTCGCCGTGCCTGTCTCAGGATGATCCGCAGGGTAGGCCGTCGCCGACGAGATCAGCATTGTCCCCAGCTCATCGCCGCTAGCCTCGGCAAATAGCGGATCGATCATGTCGCCGCTGTAGCAGAACACCAAAGCATTGCTGCGGTGCGCCTTGAAGCCGCAGAAGTTGGGACGGATCGCGCCAGCGAGGAACGTCACGCCGAACCGCACTGAATCCAACTCGATGCCGGAGAAGTCGGGCTCGATCGCCAGATCAGTGAAGACGAAGACCGAGCCTCTGACGGGGCCTAATTCATCGTTGGCAACGTCGGGATACGACAGGTCTGGATCTGGCGCATCACCATCATTGATGACCTGATGCGTCATGTTGCCCGTATAGATGCGGCAACGCTTGTTGACGAACTTGGTGAACTCCGCGCCGCAGTAGACCGCGCGGTTGATGTTGAGCCAGCGGCCCTCGGCATCGGACGGCAGGAGATTGGTGTTTCCCGAGTAGATCGCCGCCTGAAGCTCTGCCCAGTCGCGCTGATCATCTAGGCTGGTAACGAACGGGAAGCGCAATTGCGCAGCCTCCAGCGTTTCAAAGTCGTTGGACAACGGCCAATCTTGGACCGTGTTGACGTTGTTGCCGTAAGAATTACCGTCTTGGTCGTATCGCTGTTCGCTATAGTCAATGGAGCTGGGCGAACGCTTGAGATAGCGCAGCAGAGGCACGGGCTGGCCGTTCTCGCCTGCACCGCTGGGCACGGTCATCTGCGAGGCAGAGGCAACCGGCTCACCACTGGGGGCGGGCGTGACTATGACTGTCCCACCGTCCGAGGTGTATGTGGGCAGCGGGTGGAACTGTTTGTCTGCACCCCAGTAGTAATCCGCTCGATTGTTCGGGCTGGCAATCGCCGGCTCTTTAGCGGCCAGAGCTTGAACAAGCAGCGGGCTATCTAGCGGACTACCGGGCAGGTTCGACCAGTTGTAGGTGGGTATGACCACCGGACCACTACCGTTGCCAGGGTCTTGGATGACGATGACGCCACCAATGTAGGCCTTGATCTGGGCGAGCTGGACCGATCCAGTCTTCTGGCCGTACTGAAGCGGCAAATACTCATTGCCCGTCAGGCTCGGGAAGACCGGCAACTGATCGATACGCTTCGGACCCAAACTGTTCATGGCGTGTAGACGAGGAATTCGCCGTCCGTATTGATGATGGCGTGGCCTCCTGCGCGTCCGCCTGTAATGCCCACCCCGCCATGAGCCGGGATGCCTGCGGGCATGTCGAGCACCGGAACCTGCATGTTCATGCGCTTAATCACGCGCTTGGCATTGGTCGCACCGCGCAAGATGTCCGGCGTCGCCTGAAGGCCGTACTCAGGCGCCAGCTCTGCAGCGAGGCAATAGGCAAACATGCGGTCGTAACCGTCAGGCAGCGAGATAGGATCGTTCAGCAGGAACGTGCCAAGCCGACCGGAGTAATTCAGCTGCAGCGTCACGGCTTGGGCAGGCACGGGGTACAGGAAGATTTGCGTGTCAGGCATCGAGTTGTCGACATAGATCGCGCTCGGGATGCCCGCCGTGAGATCCTTTTGATAGATCGCGTTGTAGTCTGCGTCATTCAGCACCTCCAGCGGGTAGCTGAAACCCGACGACAGCACATAGGACGTGCTCAGCACGCGCACAGGTCTAGCAGTGACATTGAGGCCAGTGGGGCCGATCGTGGTCGATGCTTGGCCTTTGGAAAATGCGATCTGCAACGATGTGCTGGAGAACACCAGCAGGCTTTCCAAGCCCAACGACTGAACTAGCGAATTGAAGACAGACAGCGCGTCCGATGCTTCAGCACCCGTAGGCACTTCGCCGCTGGCCGTGACACCAAGCATACGGAGCGCACGGGCGATGATCGTTTGAGCAGTCGTCATGAGGATTGGACCGCAATAAGCGTGAATTCGACGCCTGCTGCAGTAGCGCCGAAGACGTTGTAATTGACCAGTGCACCGAGAAGGGCGATGACGGCCGGCAGAGTCTGCCCGCGATAGCCACGCACTACACAGCCGGTGTAAAGCCCGTTGGTCTGCGTGAAGGACTGCACCTCCAGCATGACCGGCGTAGTCGCCACGGCGCTCTGCACGGGCGTGAGCACGATGGCAGGCTTCGTCGCAAAGGTGCGGGAGAACGTTACGGCCAACGAGCCATTGGCGCCCAATACCAGGCTGGCTTGGCTCGATGTAAGGCGCGGATGAACATGGTCCCCGCGACTTGCAAGCGGCATCTGCCCTGCGGCCGGGGCCAGCGCCTCTGGATCTGGCGGAATATCCGACAACGCGATGGCTGCGGCTTCGCTGTTGAGCAGGGGGAATGCAAGACCGCGCATGTCAGGCGATCTGCGAAATGTAGGCCTTCAGGCTCGGCGCAGTGGCGCCAGTCACCGTCAGGACAAGAGTGCAAGGAGGGGCAAGAAAGCCGCCAACTCCATTACTGGAGAAAGTGACGTTCTGCCCGACATCCAGATAGGTCAAGCGATCCTCTGCAAGCATCTGAAGTTTGGCTGTGCCACCTCCAAAGCTGCCCATTACTTGCAAAGAGCCGGTGCCGCCCGGCCATGAGACGCCTTCGGGCGGAAACTGCCCGTTAGCACTGATGGAAGGCGACGGCACCGTGCCGTCAGCAATGGGATAAGAGGACCGCGAGGCCATTTACGAAGCCTTCGGAGGACGGCCCGGGCCGCGCTTGATGATGGCGTCAGTCAGCTTGGCAACATCGGCCTCGCTCACGGCTTGGCCTTGGTCTTCGAGCTTGGCAAGTTCCAGAGCGTCGGTCTTGGCTTGTGCGGCCTCGCCGGCTTTCTCTTTCTTCTCGGCGTCCTTCTCAAGCGCAGACTCCGACTTGCCGGTCATCTTGGCTTCTTCTTCGGCGCTGTGAGCAATGACGGACACGCCGTCTTTGTCCACGACCCACTTCGGGTATTCCTGATACATGGTGGCTCCTTAGTTGATGGCCGTCAGGCCGGAGAGGTTTTCCAGAACCCAGTCGATGGCGACTGCTGCAGTCGCAGCGGCATTCAGAGTGAACGTCACCTGACCCAGTGCCGGCGTGATGCGCAGCGAGGTTGCCGTGCCGTCAGCCGTGGCATTTGACAGGAAGGCCGAAACCTTCGACTGCGGCGTAAAGCCGGGGTTGCTCACCGTGACGGCAGTACCACCAGCAGCGATGCCGACGCGGCCAGCGTTCTGCACCGTGCTCACCGGACCCGGGGTGACCGGACCTGCTGAGATGGTAGCGAAACCCTGCTGCACGAGTGCAGTTTCGGTCGGGGTGTCGAGTTGCACGATCGTGCCGGCCAGATAACCGTTGTAATTGCGTCCGAGTTGAATCATTTCAGTGCTCCTTTCGATTAGGCGATGAGCTTGACAGCCAGCTCGGGATAGAGCGCGGCGTAACCGAACAGCACGTCAACACGCATGATGTTGTTGTCGTTGATGCCGTCGTAGAACTGCGTCACCTTCACGGTGAAGCCGTCGTCGGTCATTTGCGTGACCTTGGCACCAGCACCAGCAGGCGGCTCGTACATCGGGACCATCGCCAGCGTGAACGCATCGCGGTGGTACAGGATGTCCGTCTCGTAGCCAGCGTTGGCAGCGCCCACGATGGTGATAGCTGCGCCGTTGGCGGGCGAAGCGGTCACGCTCTGGAAGTTGCCTGCCGGGGTGAGCGACGGGTAAACCGGGATGGCGGTCGAGCCAGCAGCGACGTTGGCGGTCACGACGAACTGTTGGAACGAGTTCGTGTCCTGACGCGACTGCGGGTTGACCGCGTTCACACCAGCGATGGTCAGCACCGAGCCCTGCGTGATCGTGCCCGTGGTAGCGGAGACGGTCAGCGTGGAACCGGTCTGGCCTGCGCCGTTGACAGTGATGCCGGTCGATGCCTGCGTGCCGTTGATGTGACGCGGGATGTTCTGATCCATCTCGACATCAGCACCGAAGCCCGACACGAACATGCCGTTGCTGTTCTGCTGGCTGATACGCGATCCGCCGTTGAACATACCGGACATGCCCTGCACGATGGCAGCGTTCATCGCAGGCGAGACCACCAGCTTACGAGCGTTGCGCGGGCCTGCGTTCTCGTCGAGCTTCTGTTGCGCCTGGGTGATCAGGGCGACAGCGGCCTGTTGAGTAGCAGGATAGGTGCCGACCGTACCAACGAGGTTCGCAACCGTGCGGCGGGCCATGTCAAGGCCTTGGCGGTCAATTTCGTTGATGACGGCAGCGGCACCGGCTTCCATGATGCGCTCGAACTGCGTGATGCTGAGCGTGCGCTCAAGGCTGGTGAACTGCAGATCCGTACCGCCCTGCGACAGGGTCAGCGGCGCAGTCGTGATCACCGTGTCCTGCGGCAGAGCGACACGGCCAGCGCGCCAGCCGTAACGCGGAGGACGCTTGACGTTGATGGTCTGACCCGGAGCGTAGCCACGGCCGATGGCGCCAGTGAATTCGCTCTGGAAGTCGCGGTTGACGTTGTTCGCAAAAACAATGTTGTTCTTGAGAATCGCAAGGAATTCCTTCGCGACTACGCCAGTGGTGGGGAGAATGTTTGCCATTTGGTTTCCTGATTTCGGTTAGCGACGCGCCCAACCGGCACCCTGTTTCTTGCGAAGCGCGATGTAGTCATCGAGGCTCGCATTCTCAAGGGTCGGTGTGGCGCCGCCTCGGCTCCCGATGGGGGTTATGGGTGCAGAGGCGCGTTTGGTAGGGGTTGTGGTCGACCCGAGACGAGTCTCAAGTTTTCCAAGCTCGGCTGCTTGTCGGGCAGAACTCAGTTTGCCAATGCGCTCAGCATCCTCCGGGTTCGCGGCGATGTACGCCATGAGCTTCGGAGCATGATCGGAGTCCACCAGAGCCTTCACGAAGTCCGCCGCCAGACCGGAGCCTGTCAGTACTTCATTGAACTCATCACGGTCAAAACCTTCGATCTTCTCGGCATCCGAGTACAGCTTTTCGGTCTTGGCTGTGAGCTTTTGGTTTTGCTCCTGAGCGCGCTGCTGATTGCTGACACGATCGCGCTGATCCAGCTTCCAGTCGGTCAAGCGGTCAAGATACTCGTCGTCTGCCTCGCCTTCACGACGAGACGGACGCGCATCTTGGCGCTGTTCGTTCTGTTGCTGAGCCTGCGACTGTTGAGGGGCGAGCCTCTCCAGCGATTTCAGTACTCTGCGTTCTGCCTTTGCTTCAGCGCGGGCCTTTTCCTTCTTGACGATGTCATTCAACTCAGCCTGAGTGAACGTCTTCGCCTCCCCAGCTTCTTCATCCCCGTTCTCGGCCTGGGTGTCCTGATCCGGGTTAACCGCCGCTTTGTCCTGTTCGGCTTCAGGGTTTGACACTTCGCCGTCTACGGCGCCCGCGTCGGGGCTAGTCTGGTCAGACATTTGGGTTTCCTTCGGAAGGATCGGGTTGCCCCGGACCCGGCTGCGCGCCGGTAGCGGCCATTTCTGGCGGAATAGGTAGCTGACCGTCCATCGGGTTGATGGGGATCGGAATGGTCGGCTCTTCCATCTCGGGCTGCAGTGGCTGTGCTGCGAGCGTCTCTTGGATGGTCTGTGCCGCTAGCGCTTGAATCTCAATTGGCGTCAGCATTGCAAGCAAGGTTTTCACGCGGTCTGTTTGAGCGTCATAAGCCTTAATGCCATGCTCGGACACACCCTTGGCTGCAGCGGTTTGCTGGCGCATGCGCTCAAGCTCTATGGCACCTTGGTTGCGCACCACATCGCCGCGACGCTCGATCTCAAGCTGATCAATGCGCTGCTGCATCTTCCCGATGACCTGCTGCGCTTGTTGGCCCTGCGCCTGCATCTGCTGCATTTGCTCGGACGCTTGCTGCAACTGCATTTGAAGCTGTTGCTTCTCGTCGCCCTGCTCGTCTTTGAGTTGGGCAGGAACTGTGCGTGCCAATCGCTCGGCAATCTCCGCAGCCATCGGAAAGTCCATCGCCTTGAACACCAGATCCGGCGCAGCCTGCATCAGGATCGGCGACCTCGAAGCCATGTCGCCAAGGATCGCAGCAGATTCCTGACGTTGCGTCTGATAGCTTGGACCCGTGTCGATAGCAACATCGTAGCGCCCCACCGATGGGTTAAAGACTTGGTCGAAGCCTGCGTTGTCAGGGGCTTTTTGCGGCTCTCCCTGATGGCCTGGGTCAAGCTGGACAGCCTCTTCCTTGCCGTCCAAGCCAAGGATGCGCACGATGCGGGCTCGGTCGTAGACTTTGGGGATAAGGTCCAGAATGACCGTCGCTTCGTACTTCAGACCGCGTGCCAAGTTGTCAGGGAAGTGGAACGTTGCCACTTCGCCTTGCTGCTTGAGACGCTGAATGCCAACACCGGACTGTGCATCGCTCTTGACACCGAAATTGGCGTTGTGCTGGCCGCTGGCTGCGCGCATCTGCTCAACCGACAGCTGGAGCATTTGCACCTGAGCGGTAGCCATTGCAGTGGGCTGCACGCGCTCGGGCTTGGGCAGTGGGTTGCCGTTGTCGTCGAACGCGTTCCACGGCATATACGCGCGGTTTTCGAGATTGGATGCGCCCCAGATCTCTTCATAGCCTTCGACGGACTCAGCAGAGGCCAGCCAAGGCGTCTTGGTCTGCAGTGCGACGGTCTCAACCGCAGCCGAATAGCTGTAGTTGACCATGCGGGCGCTGTCCTTGAGGTCACGCACCAAGCCTTTGCGGACGATCTCGCCGTTGACATTAACTTCTTTGCCGACGATGCAGACGATGGGCATGTGCGAGCCCAGCCATTCCTTCTCGTCCTCTGGTTCGTCTTTGCCACCAACGATCTTGCACCATTTCCACTGCTTGCGGCTGGTCTTGCGCGAGTCCTGAATGATGATCGGCTCCGCACCCGGCAGCGTGATCGTCTTGCCTGCTTCGTTGACCTTCGCGCCAACGTCCGACAACTCGGACTTGAGCACCGTCTCGCCGTTTTCCAGCAAATAGACGGTATCGGGCTTGTCCTCGCACCAGAAGTACTCAGCGCGGCGCACCACATCCTTGTTGCACCAGCCGTGCGAGTCATCAGCCCACGCCAGCGAGTGAGTGCGGTTCTCGTCGCTCTCGTTCTCGTACTCGTCGCGCGGCACGTCCTCGAAGATCAGACACCACTTCGCATCCGAGCGGTCTGGCTCGATCGCATCGGGGTCGATATAGACCAACTGAGGGTTGACGATAGGCCGGATCGTGATGACCTGATCAAACGACGTTTCGCTCTCGTACTCAGTGAGGATGCGCCAGAAGCCTTCACCACCGTAAAGCGAGTGCATCGCCGCGATGTCGTGCGCCGTGTCCGCGTTGCTGAACGACTGGATGCCACGCAGCATGCCACCAAGGATATTCGCGGTCTCAACGTCGGCCTTGCTGTCCACCGGCACGACCTTGGCAGTCGGTCGGTTCTGGCGAATCTGGTTCTCGATCTGGTTGCAGTGCTGAGCCGTGATATTGATGGTCAGGCACGGCTTCTTAGAGCGCGTGGCCCTGCCGTCGTACACATCATCAGGCCACTGCCAGTTGTTCTCGCTGTCGCCCAGCACAAAGCGCGTGTCTTCGATGGCCTGCTGCCGTAGCGTCGAATAAGCGCCTTTAGCCCGTTCGAAGCGGGCTTTTGCGGTGTCGACAACGGACTTCTTATCCGCCATCAACTCATCCAGCTTTGGGCATGTGAGAAATAAGGCTTCACTACTTCTTTCTTGTCGCGAATGGGTTTGGCGCGGCGCGCGCCTTCGCAAGCATAACGCAACGCGTCGATTATATGGTTATCTTTGTCGTCCAAGATCGGCAGCACCAAACCTGTTAGCGGATCGGTCTTGTAGCTGTAGAGCGTCAATTCATCGATCAGGTGCTTGCAGCGCGGGTGGACGATGATGTCGTAGCTCTTGAGCCACTCAACGCCTTCTTCCAGGCTCTTTGCGCCCTTGATTGCAGCCCTGATGCGGGGAAAGCCGTTCTTTTGCATATGGCTGATGGTCTCAGGTCGAGCAGAATCAGCCGTGATAGGCCACTTCTCAGCTTCTGGCACCGACATAAACAGCTCAGGCAGATTGACGATCTCGCAACCCACCATGTAGGCCTCATAGTCCACGTATAGGCGGTTGCCTTCAATGTCGCAACGCACCAGCACGCTCGGGTCAACAGAGAACCCCCAGTCCGCGCCGAGCCGATGCACTGTGCCCACTGGCCGCTCGAACTCCTCGATCTTCCAATTACGGAATACACGCGCTTCGCTGTTGCTCTGGTACTTACCAAGCCACACATGCGCGTATTTGTCAGGATCTCGGCGCTTGTCGTACTCCATCTCATCCCGGAGCTCTTGCGGTAGCCATGGGTTGTCGAGATAGTTAGCCTCCACGACCACAGCACCAGGCGGCAGATCATTGCCACGCAACAACACGTCTACAGGATCTGTTGGCTTGCTTGGGTTCCAGCCAAACCACATCTCGGACTTGGCCTTACGGATCGTGGGGCGCAACAGCGTCAGGCTCTTATCGCTGGCGTTCTGCGCCTCCTCGAACCATGCACGGTCGAACCCTTCCAGCGACTTGATCGATTCCGAGGTGTGGTTCTGCATGCCCTCGAAGATGGTGACCCCTCCATGTTTGGAAAGGATGCGCCGGTCCTGCACTTCAAAGTAGGCGCCAGCGTTGTAGCCGCTGATCTTGCTTTCCAGCAGCTTCTTGACTGAGAACTCCAACGACTTGAGCGTCTCACGTAGGCAGACAAAGTCCAGCTTTTGGCTAACACTTTCCTCTAACCACAGGTCGGCGAAGAACTGGCTCTTGCCTGAGCCTCGACCGCCATGCGCGCCCTTGTAGCGTGCTGGCTGTAGCAACGGCTCGTAGACCGCAGCTGTCTCAATCGTTAGCTTTGACAATCCTGCGCTCAATCACAGTGAATGCATGCTCGCCGTTCTCTCCAGGCCCTTGGATGGTCATCGGCAGAACCTTGCCAATCAGCGAGAGGAACGCACCAGCGGTCTTAGGATCGTTCGCACGCTCAACGAGGTACTCCACCCCTCCGGATTGATCCAGAGCGCCTAGGATCATCTCCTTAAGCTGCGCAGTGGCCTTGTTCGGAGAACCCTTGGGACGACCTTTATTTACCGCTTGTTTAATTGGACTGGTCATGACTTAACGCCTCACATGGCGACACCGGGTAACGCCGGTTCGATTGCAAAAAAGAAACCCGCCCGGTCTTTCGATGGGCGGGCAATGGGTCACAAGGAGGATTGCATCCTATCACAAAGAGATGCCGAAGATGAAAGCAAGGGCCAACCAAGGCGATAAATCTTCCTTCTTTTTCGCGGCGTCAACAAGCTCTTGATGCCTACGCTCTTCAGCAGCTGCTGCGTCTTGTTCCGCGTATTTTGCGATTAGTTGCGCTTTCAAGTGCTCAGGAGCAGCAGTTATAGCTTTCGCCCTCGCCTCATGCTTGGCAACCTCTCCCATAACTGCGCTTACAGCAGCCATAGCAACGAATAACCCAATCATGCCTTTCCCTCTTCACTGATTCGCTCATTCCATATCTCTGCAGCCTTTTCGATGTCTTCATCCCTTGGCCCCTGCGATCCACACTGAGCGCAGAAACCTGCATAGCCACTCTTGCCGCCGAACTCGTCACCGCCAACGTAAGTGTTGTTCGAGCCGCAGAAGGGGCAGGGCAGCAGTTCGGTCATGTCTACTTCCCCTCTGCCTTCTGTCCTGACTCTTTCAAGATGTCTTGGACTTCCTGAACCAAATATTTCATCACCTTAGCCCGGCCATGGGCTACGCCGATGCAGAAAGCGATGTAGCCGATAGCGAGAGCCGCAATGGCAAGGGCGACCGGGTAAGAGCTCATGTTGACTCCTTCTGTCCTAGGCCGTCGCCTTCGGCCAATTTTTGCATGCTCAAGTAGGTTTCAGACTCTTTCTGAGCTTGCTGCATCCAAGCGTTCAAAACGCGCTGCTCAAGCAGAGCGCAGATGTGCGCATGCGTTTGAGCTTCAACAAAGATCTCTGGTAGCCCGACAATCATGTCGTCTCCTTTGCGCTGGCTTCTAGGGAGCGAATGGACAAAAGGCACTGACGAATGGCATGAACATGCGCAACCTTACCCATACTAGTGAGCGGCTTTCCTAAAAATAGCTTTGCGCATTCATCACGTGCCGATTCCAGCGCCTGCTTGCGGGAGGCTTGCCATGCCGCATCCCAGATTACCCGCAATTCGTTAGGCTGGCCTGCGCACTCGCGATACCACTCGGAATAGGCTTGCTGGCTCTTGTCCATCACAGCCCTCCCGTGATCTTCCGAACGACGCGCACATTCCGATTGCCCCAGTCAGCGCGCAGTTCAGTCGCTTTCGCGCGGGCAGCGTCGCGCGTCTCGTAGGTGCCCTTCGGCTTCCACTTGGTCAGGTGGGTGGTGCGGATTTGGATCTGCCACTTCTTTGCTGCGTTGCTCATAGTTATCTCCTGTGAATCAACGGCTACCGGCCGTCGCGGATTTCTCTAACCGCCTGCATCGCTTCCCCATCACCTTCTTGAAGCGGATGTAGTACTCGATAGGCGGCTTGCTGGTCTGGTTCTGCGCCATGAGCCAATCCACCTTCTCTTGCCCTATCTTGGCAATGAGGCGCGGCGTGTAAGCGATGATGTTGCCGCCCTTCTCCGTATTGCACGAGTAGCAGGCTTTATGGATGTTCCACAGATGGAACTGCACGGCGGATGCCGACCCGTGGCTGCGGTAGTGAGATCCAGCCCACATTCCCCCCCATGTAGACGGCAAATGGCAGGAGATGCAGCCGTCGTTCCGGTCCCGGATGCGCGCGATCTTCTGCACGATCCGCCTGCACTCCTCTTCCCATTTGCCACGGCTCTTAATCTTCTCCTTGCGCTGCTTCGTCTCCAGCTTGTCAGCCGCCACCTTTGCCAGCCTGTACGCCTTTGCCAGCCTCAAGCCACACATCGGCGAGCAGACATGCTGTCCCATGCGCTGGGGGGTGAAGATGGCATTGCACTGAGCGCAGGGACGAGACTTCATCAGACAGACTCAATCCATATGTCAATCACCATGCAAAACAGCATGAAGATTGGAATACCTGCCCACCAAGGCGCGCCAATAAAACACAAAATAGGCGTGCCTATCACGATCTTGAATGCACTTTTCAAGATGAACAGTTTCATTTGTTAATCCCCCTTGCTTGCATCCACTTCATGAAGGGATGGCGGATACGCTCGTTGAATGCATGAAGAACCTGCGGGTCATTGTCTAGCTCAACACGAGAATCCATGTCGCAGGCGTGGCGCATAAACGCTTTTGCCGTGCGCGCGTCCTCAACATGCCAGATTATCCCGCGCACAGTCTTCCCATTTGCAAACGCCCAGAAATCCGGATCGTTGCACCACATACCCGCCAACTTCGCCCACTGCCCACCCTTTGGCTTCTCCGGCTCAGGCTCAGCAACCGCACTGGCGCCGTCTTTGAGTGCCGCGAGAGCTACAGCCCTACCCGGAGCCCCAAACAGCACGAACGCGGCTTGTGCGTTGCGAGGCTCCACTTCGATCTCAATGCGCAGAGATCCATCAGCCATTGTTCTGCAGCGCATGGCAGCGCCTTCAATGATGCTCATGAAACCCTCCAGTTCGCTTCAAGATCCTCGATAGCCGCAGTGGCACTATCACCCATCCCCGACACCCTGCGACCGTTCAGGAGGATTCTGGAGGCGTACCAGTGCCCTCCGTAGGCGTGAACGTCGTAGCCTGGGCGAGCTTCGTTATCTCGACCTCCAGCAGTTCCGGCAGGGGGCCATAGTCCTCTGGGTAATGCTTCGCCAACGCTCTCGCTTTTGCTTGGCAGTACTTCACCCACGCCTCGTGATAAGGCTCCGCCATCAAGTTGCGGAGGTGGGCCAGCTCGGTAGATAGGGCGTCCATTCATCTCAGCCCCACGCCCGCATGAGCAAAGGTTGTTTGGCGATAGCGTTAGCGATGAGACCATCTTCGGCAATGGTCATGCGCTCGTCGCAGTATCGGACCGTTGGCCGACCGATCCTGGCTCGACCACCGTCAGTGATGGTGTAAAGGACGGGACGACTGACTATCCTATTGCGCTCCCTCAGCATCCTCAGCACCGCACGGGCAGAGGTTAGGTCTACCCCCATATTCTCAGAGCATTCGACGACTGAGATCGAATCGTTTTCTTGAAGGTACAGGCCTACTCTTTTGCTTAGCCTGTTCTTGTAGCAGGGCTTGTTAAATCCGTCTATCCACTCCCTGCCGTGACTCGTCATGGAGAATCGGATTGGATCGGAGACCAAGCAATCTTCCAAACACAGATTGACAAGAGTCTTGCGAGTCCTGGTCTGGTCTTCTTGAACTATCTTGGCAATTTCCGAGGAAGAGCGCGGCACGCCATCCTTCAGAACAGAGATGACCCTATAGGCAAGGGTGTTCGCCGATTCAAGTCGCTTCATGATCAGAACGGCGCAGAGTCGTCCAAGTCGTCAAAGCCTGACGACGGGCGAGGCGCTGGTGCAGGCGGGCGGCTGGCCTGACGCGGCGCGGG